TTGATGGGATAATTAAGACTTTACTTGAATTAGAACTTGGAGTTATTGTTACAGATAATCCTGTAACGTCTGTAAAAGTTCTACCTGTCATTGAAAAAGTATCTGTCTTAACTGTTTCAATAACTTGTATAATAGAACCTTCTGCCATAGCTGAATCTGGCAAGGCTGTAAGTCCTGTTACTGCTCCATTTCCGTTTATAACTACAGCCATTATTTATTTACGACCCTCCATTTTTTACTTAAGTTTATTATATACATTTTTATACTATAGTCCATGTTTCTCCAGAACCTATAGTAACAGTAACTCCACTTTGAATTTCTATAGGGCCAAAACTACCAGCGTTTTTATTATTAGTGATAGTGTAATTGCCTGTAACTGTTTTGTCGTTTTCCCAAAATATTTGATCTCCATTCCCACTTGCACCCCCACCAGCAGCCGCCCAGCTTAACGTGCCAGAAGCATCAGAGACAAGAGCATAACCTGATACAGCAGCGTCTGTAGCTGGTAGAGTCCAAGTTAAACTTGATGACACTGTAGCTGGTGCTTGAAATGCTACATAATGAGAGCTGTCAGAATCAGCAAACCTTAAATCTGTTTGAGCCTGTAAAGTTAAACCATTTTGATCAAAAAATGCTTTTTCTGTTCCAGCAAATGCAAGACCAATTTGATTACTACCTTTTCTAAATAATCCAGTTGTACTATCACCAAAATGAACTGAAGGTGCTGAAGCTGAAGCATTTGGCAATCCTAAGACACCAGTTAATGTTCCACCAGACAAAGGCAAAAGCCCTAAATTTGCCTGACTTACATTTCCAAGAGTTATAAAAGCTGAGTTTCCAGCATTTCTAATTTTTAATAAATTTGTATCTGAATCAATATGAGGCTGGTATGCTGCAAGATTTGCAGTTCCAGATGGATCGCCACTTGCACTGTTTAATGTTCTTAGAGATTCAAATATATCTTTCATTGCTGTTCTTACAGCAGCCCCTGTTCCATTATCTGGACTAAAATTACTTGAGGATTCTTTACCTGTAGAATTAACTCTTGCCATTTAATTAATTAGCCTCCACGTCCATATCCTACAGCCGAATAGCTGAAGTTTCTACTTACAGCAGAATTTGAACTATTTTTAAATGTTACAACAAAGCTACTGCCTGTAATACTTGTAATTTCAAAAAAGTCACCACTTGCCATGTTCTGTGCTGTAATCCCAATACTAGGTGGATAAGCTGAGGTACTGCCACCAATAGCTGAAGTTCCTGTGAAGAATGGGGCTGCAAATGTAACAGTCTTCGCCCCTGCCCCTGATGAAATTAATGTTGTGCTTTGCTCTGTTCTTGCCTGTAAAAAAGCATCAACACCTAATTCTGAAACTAATATATTTTCATTGGTGTCAGTTGATTCAAGTTCTGCTTTAAAATCAAAAGCCCTTGCTCTAAATGTTCCACTTTGAAATTTGTTATAAGATCCATAGCTTGAGGCATCTGTACTTGTTCTTACTAATAAAGCTCCGTTAACTTTTTCAGCGGCAGCCCCATCAAAATCAAGCCTTGCATCTAAATCAGGGATTGAATCAAATAAAGAAGAAACATTTTCAGAAGTTGAAATTAAATGCGATTTTATTTTTAAAGAAAAAGTTGCCCCTAAATCTAAAACATTTGCAAAACTATATGAACCTGTTGCATTTGAGGCTGGATCTGTAAGTTTTAAATTATTACTAGCAACTGTTGTATTTGTCTTTGTACCAGAAAAAGCAGTCTGTTCTCTTATAGCTGGCAATGCCAACTCTTCTCTTAATGTTGGAATTGTAAGAATAACTGAGGTATCTGACGCACTAAAGCGGCCACCTAAATCACGAAATTTAAGGACGTACTCTCCAGATTTTGCGGGGACTATTGCTTCTGTAGAACCTCCACTTAAACTTTCAATTAAGTCTGTTGAGTTTGCAAAAGTACCAGATCCGTCAACTCTAGGGCTATGCCTTATGTAAACCTGTCCTCCAAATTTCACATCCAAAGAAGTAGTTTGTGTCCATCTAAGCCTGACCTGTTCATCATTAATAGGTTCAAGAGTTAAATTTTGTACATTCTCAGGAACTGCTGTCTGACCTACAGCCGTAAATTCTAAAGTTGAAGGGTTTGCGGATGGCTGGTTTAAAGCGTTATAAGAAAACACTCTAAATTCATAAGCACCCTCTTCTGTGTTTAAGATTTCTAAATTACTGGAAGTTGTTTCAATTTGAGTAAAGTCGCCATCATTATATCTGTAATAAACTCTGTATTTGCTTGCCCCTTTTACGTTTTGCCAATCAAGAATTATTTTTGTTACTGCACGATTATTTATTTCAACAATTTTTTCTTCTGCTCTTAATCCTGTTGGTGGTTGTTTTATTTCAGTAAGAGTAGAAATTGACCTTGTAGGCAAAGCTGTCCCATCCTCAACAAAAGCATATTTCCCAGAATCGTGACTTAAAGCTGTAATCGTATAAGTTTTGTCTTGGTTTTCTTTAACAGTTAATACTCTCCAAGTCGTTGTCTGAAGAGAAGTTGTTTCAAGGATATAGACAGAGTTTGTGTTTGGATCAGTAGAAAAAGCTGAAGTTAAGGTAATTACATTGTCAGAAATAGCGTCAATAGTTTTTGTCTCTAAAGTATTATCTGGCAACATACAAGTAATTGTCGGGTTGGCTGTAATTGCTGGAATGTCAGTGTTAGCTGAATCATCTAATGTAATTGTCAATCCACTTGCACTTTTTATTTTGCCACCTCTACGGACTCCTGCTTTTAATGAGTCTGATACTTCAATAATATTTCCACATCTAACTGTAACCCCAGCATCTATGGTTGTTGTGAAACTAATCGTTTCTCCTGAGTTTTGTTCGTTATATAAAAACCATTTACCTAGTCTTCTAGCCTGACCCCTTGAAGTTGTGCCAAATGCTTTTAAGTTTTTTTCTACAACTCCATATTTTGCCTGTGTTGCGGAATCAGCTTCAATCCTTTCAACATCAATATCTTGAGTGACCATATCAAAATAAGAAACATTTATAACTGTATGTCTAGTTTTTAATGATGATCCTGTATAAAGAAAACCAGCTTCAGTGACTGAGCTATTATTAAAAGCAAAAATCGGATCAGAGGGTGAATCCTGACTTATGGAAATACTGCCCGCATTGTAAAAAGGCATAACCCTCATCACAGAACAAAGCTCATTGATCAGGTGAAATGCTTCCTTTGCCTGTGTGATATTTGCATTAAGTGAGAAACGTGGCTCCGTTCCTCCATCTCCGTCATCCACTTGCTCTCCACAATATTCACTAACAGATTTAAAAGTAAATTTATTTAAACTTGTTTCTGGAATTGAACAGCCATATCTTGTATTTGAAAGTATGTCATATAAAATCCATGCTGGGTCTGTTGTCCATTCTTTATCAGCCTTAAAGCTTCCATCAAATGTTCCAGAATATGTAATAGAACCATCAGCCAAACTGACAGTTGCGTTGTGCGGGATTTTTACAAGTATTCCTCTGAGCTTAAAGCGTCTGGATGGGATTCTTGGGAACTGTTCAGCATTAAGTCTTAAAGCGACATGAGCAGTATTTGGATAAGCGTTTTGCTGAAAAATAATATTAGTAGCAGTATTAAAACTAAAAGCATTTACAAGCTGTGCGTCTGTACTGTCAGCAGTAATTCTCTCAACTCTTACCTGTACTGGGTAAGAAGTTGTGGAAGTAAAATTAACAATATAATCTCTAAAATATGCGTTAGTAGATCGACCTTTTACAGTGTCTTCGATAACAGTTTTTGTTGTTCCGTTGTTTTCAATAGTTTTAATTCTTAGCTGTACTTCTGTTCCGTTTATATTTCCATCATCTTCAAATTTTTGCAAAGAGCCAAATCTAAGAGTGACTCTGCAAGCATTAATTGTACTTGAAGTGACTGTATGAGTGACAGCAGTTGAGGTCGTAACAGTTGTGCCAATAGGAACTTCTGTCTCAACATTTGTTATCCCACCAATAAAAGTTTGACTTGCTGTTCCAGTTCTAAAATCAAAGCCAACATTTTTAAAGTTGAAGTCAGTATCATCAGGACTTTGTGCTTTTGCTAAAAACTGAGCATCATTTAAAGAAGAACTAATATTAAGAATAGGTGTTTTATTTAAAAATATATCTGTTAAAGCTGCTGTCTTATAAGCTGCGTTGGTGGTAGCAATTCCTCTTTTGTGAGCCGTTGCAAAACCAGCGATAGATCCTTCTGAAACTATCTCAACTAGCGTATTAAATTGCTTACTAGAAAGTGCGTCTGATGGTAAATCAGGATTATTAAAGGTGGTATTTTGATCAAATTCTTGTATGCTCATTCGTTAGACCCCTCAACTTGGACAGTATCAACACCATTAGAAATCGTAATAGAGCCGACCATAATTTCGCCAAAAACTAAATTTACTGGAACTCCAGCCCTTGAAATGTTTGAAAGCCCTGTAAATGAATAGTTACTTGCCAAAGCCGCTGGGTCAAATTCATCCATGCCACTTGTTTGATTTCTTGATGGTGCTGTAGGTGAAAGCATTTCTGTCACTCCTCCAATTAGCATAGATGTTCCAACAGATGTTAAGACTGTTGAGGCTACAGTTGCCAAAAGTTTACTTCCTAATAGAGTCGTTCCTATTGCTGAAGAACCGAATAAAGAACCAGCCCCTAAAAGAATTGAAAAGAAAAAGTTTCCATGAGCTAAAGGTATTATCTGGATATCTGATTCTGTCCTCATATTTAATAATTCTTCTGTAACCACTAAATCACCACAATTTATCGCATAATGCTGATTAGCCATATGCTTATCAATACCTTTAAAATTACACGACAAAAAGCTTATCGCCTCAAGTGGACTATTAACATCAGCTTCAAACTCAGCCTGACCAACAAATTTTCTTAATCTTCCATATATTTTTATTTTTTTCATTGTTTTTCTGGTTCTATCATAATAATACTTTCTGTAAAAGGATCTACAAGGTAAAAATCAACATCTAAATGGTTACAGCTAGTGATGTCTGTTTCGCTGAACTTTAATTCACCATCAGGGTGGCTGTGTACGATACCAATGACCTCTCCTTGATCTTCAAAATAAGCCCAGTCATTAGGGTCAATAACAAAGCTATACTCTGGATTATCTCTTACTAAATTCCTACAAGGGCCATAAATAGTTTCTTCTTTGGTTTTTATTATCATTCCACAGCACTCATGCGGATGACATTTGTGTGCATGAAGAAAAGCTGATTGCCTCCAAGAGTCAGTCATTAGTTAACAAAAGTTCCTACGGCTGGAAACTCAGATCGAGTGACTTGTCTTGCTGGCACTCTTTTATTTTGAGTATCATTAGCTCCAGTCAATTCAAAAGAAACTGTGTTTCTATCCTCTTGCATTTTACGATCAATAACAAATATTTCTTGGGGTAGCTCATTAGAGTTTGGAGTACCAAAAGGATTGCTGCCACTGCTGAAATTTGCATTATCAAGGCTTGAAGCCAGCACTAATAATCTTGTTACTGTGGCTCCTAATAGATCATTATGTGGGGTTGTTAAGTTAACAATTAAAAGCAAATCAGTCACTGATAAAACTGCTCCACTTCTACTAATACCGCCTAAATTACTCATTACAAGCTGTGGTCTGGGGATTTGACCTTTACCAGAAAACTCAAAGCCCTGAGCAGCAATAGGAAATCTTTGGTAAGTATTACTCTGCCAAACAATATCTGAATTACTATTCATACTGGTTCCCGCATGAAATCTAAATAAAGTCGGGACACTATCTGGGTTTCCTGTAGCATAATGTGTTCCCTCTACAAGCTCCAAAATAAATAACTCAATAAGTGAGCTAGGGTTTATTGATTGTAATTCTGATATAGGAATTGCCATTAAGGTTCTGCTACCTCTTCAAAAGCTAAATTCATCACTACTCTATTTGATAAAACAGCAGTCCTAGTTCTTCTGGTGCAAACAAATTTTAAAGCTGACGAATGATGGGGCGGGGTAAAATCAAAACTTGCTTGATCATCAAATCTTGCATCAAGAAAAGTATCAATCGTTGTTGCGTCTGTAGTAGAAACATTAAAAGTAAGATTTAAAGTTATCAATCTTTTATTTGCTGGCAATCCAAAAACTAACCTCTGCTGAAATCCATCACCCAGTTTGACTACAACATTATCTTGAGTGACATTTTCCTGAGTCGAATATTGTGGAGTGATACTTGGAAAAGTAGCCATTATGAAAGCAATCCTCCGACACGTTTCTGTTTAATTAGTTCTGATTGTATAGCAACAGCAATCTGTTGGCCAAGTTCATTACCATCAGCAGATGACCCACTAACAGCCGATCCTGATGCGTCCACATTGACTGTGACATTATTGACGACTGATTCACCGCCCATAGCATTATTTGGAATAATAGTCCCTTTGGAAGTTGGAACAAATAACTCTGGCCCTCTTTCACCCACAACTGAAATTTTATTTACAGGTGGCTGACCACCATTTGCAAATAATCCTCCAAGAATACTGCCAAGAATACCTCCTAAACCTTTTTTCTCACCACCACTTGCACTCTTACCAAAAGCCTCTCCAAAGCCACCAATAAGCTTGTCTAATTGTGCATCAATGATTTTGTCCCTTATGCGGTTCAATACCCCTGTCATTGCCTCTCCAAAGGTTTTCGCACCAGTTATGGCATCCCTTAGATTGTTTTTAATACTGCTTTCAATCTCTTCACCTACAGCCATCATTTTTTCTTTTAGTTTATCTGTTGCTTCTTCTTGTTTTTTTATAAGCTCTTCAGACTTTTTATGTTCCTCATTCTGTTTTTTCTTTTCTTCTGTTATCTCTGCCTCTTTTTCTAAAGTTTTATTTCTTCCTTCAAGTAGTGCAATATCTTCTAAAACTTCTTGCTTTTTGAGTTCAAGGCTTTTTTTAGTTCTACCATTAGCATTAATTAATCTTTTATTTATTTTT